AAATAAAATGCCCCACGCGTGCTAATCACAAAAATAAATTGAAATTTTATTCGACATATATATAATACGCGCATGACTGAAAAAGAGTTGCCGGTCGCCGAAACGGGTTATTCAAAAAAATATTTGACAGAGATCAAGAAAATTGCTGCATCTATACCGAGGAAAGACGAGGCTTTGCTTGTAATCTGCGTTAAGTATTATCGCTTCAAACGACAGTTTCCAGCGCTAAAAGGTCGTGCATCTCTTTTTATTCCTGATCTAAAAATGCTAATCAACGAGGTTTCGTATTTCGAAAAAGATGGCAAACGCTGGATCAGACTGCCAACTTATCATTCGGGGCACATCGGCTCCGATACAGGGAAACCGGTTTACAAATCTTACTTTAAATGGACTTGCTCAGATCTTTGCAGTCATTTTTATCAGCAGGCAATAGACGCGATAGCATTAAAGATTGAGGCCGATGCACTCTTACAGCTTGGAAAGATGATGCAAGACCCACTTTACGAACCACCGATTTTACAAAAGGCAGACAATGAAAATTAATTGGTCTTCGCGCAAATTTTTAGTAAATGAGATTTATGAAAATGCAGCAAACCCAAGAAAAATTTCTCGTGAATCAGGCAATCAGCTCAGACGCTCTATAGAAAAATTTGGTTTGTGTGAACCGATTGTCGTAAATCAAAACGGTTTGATCATCGGCGGGCATCAACGTTTTAGACTATTACAATCCATGGGGCAATACGAGATTGATTGTTTTGTCCCTGATAGGCTGTTAACTGATGAGGAAGTGCAAGAGCTGACGATACGTTTAAATAAGAACGGTGGCGAATGGGATTTTGACATTTTGGCTAATGAGTGGGACACAAACGAGTTAATTGACTGGGGTTTTACAGAAAAAGAGCTTGAACTTTTTGAAGCAGAAAAAATTTCGGGTAAGGATGACGGGTTTGATGAGGAGTTACCTTCTCAACCAAAAACGAAACTGGGTGATATTTATCAACTTGGAAACCATCGTTTAATTTGCGGGTCTGCGACAGATCATGGGGTTGTTGAAAAAATACTAGATTCTGAGTTGATAGACCTCGTCATCACAGATCCTCCGTATAACGTGGCTTATATCGGTAGAACAAAAGACAAACTCAGTATCGAAAACGATAATTTATCAGACGAGCAATTTTCCTTATTTTTAAAAGACTTTTATATGAACGCATACACCTTTATGAAAAGTGGAGCAGGTATATACGTCTTTCACGCGGATTTTGAAGGCGAAAAGTTCCGCCGTTTTTTTAAAGAATCAGGTTTGAAATTAAGCCAGTGTTTAATCTGGGTAAAAAACCATTTTTCAATGGGAAGAAATGATTATCATTGGCAACACGAGCCAGTTCTTTATGGATGGAAAGAAGGTGAGGCGCATGAATGGTACAGCGATAGAAAACAAACAACTCTGCTTAAATTTGATAAACCGGCTCGAAATGCAGAGCATCCTACCATGAAGCCCATTGATTTAATCTGTTACCTCATAAACAACAGCTCAAAAAAAGGTCAGCTTGTATTTGATTTTTTTCTTGGTTCAGGTTCGACTTTAATAGCCTCGGAGCAAACTGGACGTAAATGTTACGGTTGCGAACTTGACCCCAAATATTGCGACGTTATTGTCGAGCGTTATAAAAAGTATAAAATCCAAAATAATCAACCGTGTGAGATAAAGTTAAACGGCGAAATTTACAATGGCTGATAAAAAAGACGCTCTCTTAAGCAAATTTAAGCCCCCATTGATTACGAACGATATTTTAGACGCAATCTATGAGGGCAAAATCACATATAACGAAGCATTGGCGCAACAACCGATTGACTGGGAATATGTGGGCAAATTATTTGAGGCGGGTTGCTCTATAAATGAAGCGTGCCAATATCTAAATTTGAACCCGACAATAGTTTATAAAAGATGTGAAGCCGAGTTAAACACCACTCTTACAGAATACAGGGAAACAAAAATCGGAAGGGGTAATTCTCTACTGCGCTTGAAGCAATTTCAGATGGCCATGGGTGGTAACATTACGATGTTAATTTGGTTAGGTAGAACACGATTGGGGCAAACATTTGACGTAAAAGCAGCTCACGAGGCGATTGATGCAACGATTGTAAACTACGGCACCAAAGAAAGTTCGAATTCTCCACCGAGTGCAGAATGGTCAAGGAACGTTTCTAAGGCTAAAGAAATATCGCATGCAACCGAAACTAATACTGAGGATTAGAGGCATGCCTGAAATAATTATTCCAAACTTTGAGCCACGGCCTTATCAACTTAAATTTTTAAGTGCTATGGATGACGGGTGCAAAAGGGCTGTATTGGTATGGCATCGACGCGCCGGAAAAGAGATTGCGTGTTTCAACTGGTTGATTAAGCAAGCGTTTTGGCATCGCGTGGGCACGTATGTTTATTTTTTTCCGACATCTACACTGGGCAGACGTATTTTATGGGATGGATCCAATAAGGATGGGAAAAAATTTATAGATTATATACCTCCAGAAATAATTTGCGGTAAGCCGAACTCTGTTGAGATGAAAATTAAATTGATCAATGGGTCAATCATACAAATTATCGGTTCTGATCAGATTATAAACGTCGGAATAAACCCCGTGGGTTGCGTGTTTTCGGAGTTTTCATTGCAAGAACCCAAAACTTGGGCTTTTATACGGCCGATCTTACGTGAAAATAATGGCTGGGCAATCTTTAATTTCACCCCTCGAGGGAAAAATCATGCGTACGATTTATATCTCATGGCAAAAAACAATCCGGAGTGGTTTTGCGAACGCCTGACAATAGAGGACACAAAAGTTTTATCGGATGCCGACATCGAAAGAGAGCGCCTAGAAGGCATGTCCGAAAATCTGATTCAGCAGGAGTTTTATTGCTCGTTTGATCAGGGTATTGAGGGGGCATACTATGCGAAATTGTTGAACCAAGCAGATCTACAGGGCAGAATTACGAACGTTCCGCATGAGCCTATGACGCCGGTGTTAACTTTTTGGGATTTGGGCGTAGGCGATGAAACGGTTATTCTTTTCGTGCAACAAGTTGGCCAAGAGATCCACATTATTAACATGTATAAAAATACAGGTGAGGGGTTGGCACACTATGCAAAAGTTCTCAAGAAATACGCGGATGATTTTAACTATCATTATAGCGACCATTATGCTCCTCATGACATACAAGTACGCGAAATCGGCAGTGGAGCGCAAACACGGCTTGAAATCGCCCGTGAATTGGGCATTGTATTTAACATCGTACCCAATTTACCGATCCAAGAAGGTATTGAACTGGCACGGGGTATCTTTGGAAAAGTCTGGATTGATCAAAAGAACTGCAATTATCTAATAAAATCGCTTGAAAATTATCATCGCGCGTACAATGAAAAACATAATGTTTTCTCAGAAAGACCTGTGCATGATTGGTCATCTCATTCCGCCGATTGTTTTCGCTATATGTCGATTATTCTCAACGTAAGACGACAAAAAACGATGACAGAATACGACGCAAACCGCCTTGAAGACCTTTATTTCAGAAATTACCGTTGATTTTTATTTAGTATTTCTTTATTATATTTGAAAAACATATCTTCCTTTTGTTCCGTGTTAGCTATTAACCTCTAGCACGGTTTTTTGTTTTGCTTTTTGGATTCCAATTTTTTATTGTTTTGTAAAAACGGAGGACAAATGAAAAAACAGGGTTTTAACGCTAAATTAGATGAATCTATGGGTATGAGAAACGGCAAGAAAAGCCAATCCATGGGATCTAGACGCGCAGAATCTAAAGGGATGGAAAAGGCAATGGGAAAAAACGGTAAACGCGGTAAGTGCTAATTATGACTCCTTTTGCCAAACTGAAACAATTTTTAAGAAATAGTATTATGCAATTAAAAAACTGGCTGGTGGGCAAAAGGATCTATTTAAAGAGTGAAGAAAATGATTGGCGAGCAGCTAAAGCGAATTGCGACGCCATCCATCAAGAGACAATGCTACGTTTAAAACAAGAGCAAACCAAAAAACGCAGAACGCGAAAAAATCTAAAAACACATCAAGAATAATCGACAAGTGTACCCCAAATTTCCTCTTGACGTAGAAGCAAATAAGCCTTACCGTTCAATTCCACGTTGCTTCCTGCAACAGAGGAAAACATAACTTTATCACCCGGTGTAAAATGCATTGGAGACCCATCTTCATTCATCCCACATGCTATGACAATACCTTTCTGGCTTCGTCGTGTTTGATTTTCGACTATAATCTTTCCGTGGATCACTTCGTTTTCTTGCAGGGGTTCTATCAACACTTTGGTGCCGTTGGGTTTGAATTCCATTGATGCTCCTAAAAAAAATGGCTAGATGAACACATCCAGCCATCCACTAACAATAAGTTATTTTGTACTCATAATTTGGGATTTTGAGTAATTTTAAAATACTTCTTGGATTTTTTTTTGGCAATTTTTATCTTGATTAAAAAAATGGTTAATCATGCCTAAGACTACTGGAGCAAAACCCTCAAACCCAAAATTATATTCTCAGGTCAAAGCGGAGGCCAAAAGAAAATTTGATGTCTACCCTTCGGCTTATGCGAATGCGTGGCTTGTTAAAACGTATAAATCTCGTGGGGGTGGTTATGAGTCTTAAAAAATGGTTTGCTGAAAAATGGGTCAATATTGGCGCCAAGCGCAAAGATGGTTCTTTTGAGCCGTGTGGCCGATCTAATGCAAAACTTGACTCAAAGGGTTACCCTAAATGCGTTCCGCTGTCTAAAGCAAAACAAATGAGTCCATCCGAAATTAAATCAGCAGTCCAACGCAAAAGAGCGGTGAAACAAGGTGTAGGTGGTAAGCCTACAAATGTGAAAACTGATGCACCTAGTCGCACTAAACCATCACGTTAAAGTTTTAGGAGAGTCCCCATGGCAAAAACACCTGCTTGGCAACGTAAAGAGGGAAAATCTAAATCAGGGGGTCTCAATCCCAAAGGCATCGCTTCATACCGTAGAGAAAATCCAGGCTCTAAGCTTGCTATGGCTGTAACCGAAAAAGATCCTAGCCCCAAAAGAGAAGCCCGTAGAAAGTCATTTTGCGCTCGTATGCAAGGGATGAAAAATAAACTCACTTCTGCAAAAACTGCCAATGATCCAGACTCTAGAATTAACAAATCTTTGAAGAAGTGGCGTTGTTAATCGGCAGTAAAAAGGATAGTCTAGCGTTTAGTCATAAGCCGAGAATGATGGCCAACAATTTGGTAATGCGTTAGATTTTTTTTGACCTAGTTTATGCTTGATTATCTACTCTTTAGCTTTTACAGGTCAGAAAGTAGCCGATTGGTTCGGTAATGGAGTAGAGTTTTTAGATTAAATTTAGGGCAAACGTTTACGCTTTTTAGGGCAAACGTTTACGCTTTTGTCTCGTAGATAGCCAATCTAATCGGCAACTATTCGGAAATCCCGAATAGTTCAAAAAATAAAAAAAGGAGGCCACATAGCCTCCCAAAATCTCAAAAAACAACTAGGGCGTTACTCCTTTCCCTTTAAGGGTGTTAAATGTAAGCCTGTTTCATTACACAAAAACGTATAACGATCGTATTTTATCAAACTTCAGAATAAATTAAAATAATATTTCTTCATTTCATATTGCAGATTTATTGAAGAAACGGGCATCTTAAAAAAAACTTTGGATAAAGCATGGCCGAAAATTTCATCAAATCAGCTATTCAAAATCCCGGTGGTTTACGTGAATCGCTGGGTATCAAGGAGGGTAAGACCATCCCCAAATCAAAGCTTGATAAGGCGCAGAAATCCAAAAGTGCAATTACTAGAAAAAGAGCTGTGCTAGCTGAAACGCTGGCTAAATTAGCAAAAAAGCGTAAAAAATAGATTAGTAATAAAAAATATTCTAGTCTAAAAATAAAATGGTTTTTTGATGTCGCGAGATCTTTCAATCGTAAACGAATATCATGATGCGTACACTCAAGCATACTACGCTTGGAACCCTTACTATCCCCTTGCAGATCGTGACCTGCGCTTCTATTTAGGTGATCAATGGGATGCAGGAGAAAAACAAAAACTTTTTCAAGAAAACCGCAATGCTTTTGTTTTTAACAGATCGCGCGCAAACATAGATTTAATAGATGGATATCAAAGGAAAAATCGGCTCTCTTCAGTTGTCGTCCCCGTCGAAAATTTTGATCAAAAAACTGCCGACCAGTTATCCAAACTTTTACTGTATGTAATGCAATACGGAGGGGGCTACGAGGCTATTTCCGACGCTTTTTCTGGGGCTATCAAAACAGGATGGAACCTTTGTACTGTCTATATGGATTACGTATCCGACCCCGTAGATGGTGATATAAAATTTGGCAGAGAGCCATATTCAGGGTTTATCACAGATCCATATTTTACACGGTTAGATTTTTCTGACATGGGCTACGTCATCCGTCGAAAATATCTAAATGTAAATCAAGCTGCAAGCCTTTTACCGGGTCAAGAAGAAGAGATCTATCAACTGCATAAAATTGGCTATTCCAGGGATGATAAATTTACGTGGCTACCCTACCAGCAACAACCAAATGGCGATGATCTAATTGCTTTCAATGAGTATTACAAACAGGGCTTCAAACAAATCGAAGTTCTTGTCGACATGGAAACGGGCGAGTCTATTGAGTTGGATGGTGACCGGGCAAAAATAGAGCAGTTTCGAAACATGTATCCCGATATGAAAATTATTAAGCAGTCGAAACGGTTCATCGAAAAGCATATTATTTGCAACGAACAATATATGCGTACAGAAGTTAATCAATACGGCCTCAACGAATACCCATTCACCCCTTTTGTTGCGACGTTTCAGCCTGAAAGCGATTTTTGGGAGCTAAAAGTACAATCTTTGATGCGCCCGATGATTGATCCCCAAAAGGAGGCCAATAGAAGGCGCTCTCAAATGGTCGATATCTTGGATTCACAAATAAATTCTGGTTGGATTGCTGAAGAAGATTCCGTCATAAACCCTCGCTCACTTTTTCAAACATCTCAAGGTAAAGTAATTTGGAAAAAGAAAAATGCTGGGGCTGTTGAAAGACTACAACCCGCACAAATACCTCCATCTATGTTCCAACTCCAAGATCTTTTTGATCGAGATATGAGAGAAATTATTGGTGTAAATGATGCCATGTTTGGTGTCCCTACAAGTGGAAATGAAAGCGGTCTTTTAACAATGATTAGGCAGGCATCAAGCGTTACCGGTCTACAAACTGTTTTAGACAAGCTGAGATTCAGCCAAAAAAATCTAAGTCAAAAGGTTTTAA